TGTAGCTGAAGAACCATCAGCATAAATATTTCTATTTGCAGCTATATCAGTACCTAAAGATAAATCACCATGAGCATAACTAAATACTCCAGTACCTTCTACAGCAGTAGAACTTGTAGATTTAGTAACTTCACCAGCAGTAGCAGTATTAGTAAAACCAGGACCAGTACTAGGAGTAGCCCAAGTCATATCATAACGCAGGAATTGTCCTGCTGATCCTGCTGTACTATTCATTCTAATTCCTGATCCTACAAGATTAATAAGACCAGTAACTAAACCAAGATTAAGAGTTCCAGTACCTTGCTGTCTTATAGTAAGACTAGGATTTGCATCAGCAGAACCAATTTGAACAAGTCTATTACCAGCAACATTAGGATCTCCAATATTTAATATACCATCTCTAAAAGCTAATGTAATAGCACCATCAACACCACTACCACCTGCTCTTTTAATACCAGCCTGAACTATAACATTACCACCTTGACCATTACCTGATGTATCATAACCATCACCAGCTTTAATACGAAGACTATCTCCATGAGTAAAGGTAGCATTAATACCATTTGATCCAACTATATCAAATGTAGTAGCTCCAGCAGTAGGTGATTTTTGTAAAGATAATGTTGCAGTTGAACCATCAAATCTAAAAGATGAAGCAGTAGCACTAGTATTTGCAAGTGTAATTGCACTACCAGCACCTTTAGAATATATAAATAAATCAGCTGAAGAACCTGAAGATCCTACAGTTAATGTACGTCCTCCACTTATAGCTGCATCTCCAATAACTGCTCCACCATTACCAAAGGCAAAGTCCATTATACCAGCACCTTTAGTGTAAAGTTTAAGTCCAACATCCGATGCTGAACCTTCTGCTGCAATATATCTACTTGTTCCAGCAAGACCAGTACCTAGTGAAAGAGTTCCTGTTGAAAGACTAAATACACCACTAGGTACTATAGTAACAGCACTACCTGATTTAGGAAGTTCATTAACACCAGCAGTATTAATAATAGCTGCACCACCTAAAGCTATTTGTTGAAGAACATATCCTCTATCAACTAAACTTCTATTAGTCCAGTTGGCAGAATAGTCAGCTTCATATCTAAAACCATATCTATCAAGTTGTATTACTCTAACCGCTGTTGAACTTCCTGCATGTAAAGTATAATCGTAATGTCCACGGAATGTAGCCACAGGGGTAACATCTGATATATAAGATATACCAGCACCAGTAACAATTGTTGAGCCACTAGAACCCTGTAAAGCAAATTCTAAACTTATACCTCTTCCAACAGCAGGAGCAGTTCCACCTCCTACATATCCAACTAAAGATAATCCTGTACTAATTGAAGCATTTTGAGCAGCACCTACTACTACTGTTGCTGTAACTTTACTAGGACTAATACCTATATTTGCAGCAAAATCAGTATCGGATGCTAATTTAGCTCGCATAAATCCTGAATTAGAGGATAAACCAGGAGCCTCTGCATCCATCCAAACTCCACCTTTAGTATTTATATAAATTTCTTCAAATGCTTCAGTACCACCCCATCCACCAAGATTAAGATATTTATTATCACCATTAATAAAGACATCACCTGTTAAAGTAGCATCACCAGATAAAGGCCAACCACCACCACCACCACCACTATTAAGTATCCATCCACTAGCACTAAGTATAAAATTTTGTTGTCCAGCTAACGGTTTTGGAACAAGACCTACTGTACCATTAGTACTGCCAGTAGAAGGAGTAAATGCTCCCATATGAAATGAATGACTAGCACCATCCCATCCTAATACAGTATCAGGAATAGCATCCTTAAATTGTAAATATGTACCATCCTTTCTTAGTCCCATAACTGTAATTTTTAAAAGTAAAGTACCGGGTCTTAACCCCCGGTACTAAACCACTAATATGACCTAGATTATTTATCTACTATCCGATGTTACAAAGGCTCACTCCTTCCCAGGAGTTAACGAGGGCTATGTCCAATCGAATGATTACCCGTCTGGTAATGTCTCTTCCGGTGGTATCACTTCTGGTAATATCCCCGGTGGTACAAATCCTTCTTCCAGTGAAATCTTAAAGTAAGCATGAGACAGAGTATTGCCTAATGATTCACCCCATTTCTCACCTGTATTTAAGAGTGTAATCGTATAGTCATCTAATGGAAAGTTCCATGCTTTAATTAACTCAATCTTACTGTCTTTAGTAGGACTATAAAGATCAATTAATTCCTGAATCTCCCAGTCCTTACCCCATATCTTAAATCCAGCAACACCACTGGTAGGAGATTTCTCTGCCCACCATTGTAGATGTACTAATTTTATATACCAAATGTCTACATAGTCATTGTACTTATCTGTACGAATTATAGGGCCATCGCCCGTCATGGACTTCTCCCACGGCTGATAATAGTATTGCATCCGTGGATCATCAAATGGGATTGTTTCAACTCCATTATCTATTATTCTTTTTCTCATCTTAGGCTATCTTCATTCGTACTGAAGGATATTTTTTATGTTCACATTTGTAGCATCTCTTTCTACCTTCTCTTATTATTCCAGGTTGACCACAATCAATACAAATCTTTGTAGCAACAATAACATCTTTTAATTTTAGTCTCTGTTTCTCCAAGTAACGTTGTATCTGTATACATAAGACTTTTTTATCCTTGTCTAGTGTAACCCACCAGACTTTTCGTTTCTCTAATACTTTCTTTACTGCCTTATCAACACTATTCTTCCAACGTATTTCATGCATCTCAACAATGCCAAACATATGTCCATGTGTTTGTCTGTTAAAACCCATAACTAATTCTTTGGTTTCTCTTTAGGATCATATTGTTGAGTAGGCATTCTAGCTGAACTAGATTGTTTAGACTTAGTAGTATCACTACTAGTAGGTGGAAGAAATAAATTAGGTTGCTTCTGATAAGTCACAAACTTATCAAGCGTAATTCTAGCATCCATTCTATTAGAATTAGGATTACGTTGCTTTGTATATCGTACTCTAATTGTATGAGTAGTATCATTCTTTAATGAGTCTGCTACAAAGACCATCGTAGAATTATTCATTTCGGTAGGATAATAAAGATCTACCATAGTTTCAGGAGCATTATCAACACTAACACCAGCAATACCATAAGATTCAAACTTCTCTGCATAGTATTCAATTTTATATCCATTAAAACTATAATCTACCCATCCATCAGTCTGAAGGAAAGCTAGAGTATTGTTATGATGTGTTACATTAAATAACTGATCCTTAGAAAAATTCCATCCTAATGGATTAAGAATATTATCACCAGAATAACTTTGTGGTTGATAATGAAGATGTATAGCATATTCCTCTCCAAAGAAGTTATCATCAATTTGAGTAATAATATCAGGCATAGGATGACCATTCTGTAGTCTATTAAATGTTACAGTCATCTTAAAAGTATCTTGACCAGGATTATACCATCGTAGAGAATCTTGTTTAGGATAAAGGATATATTCATATTTACCACCATCAGTAACAGTAACTTCTTTAGTGGGAAGTTTCTTCTTACTTTGACCACATGAGGTAAGAGCAATAAGAGTAAGGAATATTAGAAATGAATTTTTCATTGTTTTTGGTAGATTACAAATTTGTCGTGGCCGATATTAGTTTGAGAAGCAGCAGGATTTTTCCTACCAGTATAAGATATACGAAGTTTATGCGTAGCATTAATTAGGCTAGTAGGAGTTGTGTAGATTAGCATAGTATTATTAGTAGTTGCTGTAGAATATTGATCTACATCACCAACAGCAACATCATCTAGGGTTACTGTTGCTATACCATGATTTTCTCGCTTTTCAGTCCACCATTCTATCTTATAACAAGGACTACAAGTAAGTTCTATATACGCACCTGCTATATCAACAAAAGAGTAGCTTTTATTATAATGTATAGGAGTACCATCAGGATTTTGATTCCAAGGTTGATTAATCATATGACTCCACCCTGTAGTAATATAAACATTATTACCAGCATTAATAGCCGGATTATAAGCTTGAGCAGAACTAAGAGAATTATCATCTAATGTAGAGATAATATCAGGTAATACTACAGGAGGTTTTTCTTTAGTGATCTTTTTGAAGGTGGTAGTCACTTCAAAAGTATCAACACCTGTCTGATAATAAATAGCTGTATCACTTCCATCCCACAACTTATACCTATATACAGAGCCATCCTGTACATTAACTTTCTTAGTTTTCCATAGCTTGGAAATCTCACCAAGTTGAGTTTGTGATATTGCTGGTAATCCAACAATAACACCAAATAGAAGTAATAGTGCTTTCTTCATGGTATTTAGTTTAGTGGTTCAATCTCTAGAAGTTTACATTCTGTGCTCTTAGTACAAATGTTTGAGCAGCTAATTGTTCAAATGTATTATTAGCAATCATGAAATCAATTGTTCCATTAATATCAGTATCCCATACAACAAATCCTTTTAGAAGTATTGCATACTGTGATGCCCATGAATGAACATCATGTTCATTAGGATGTTGTAATATAGGTTCAGCAAAGAAGAATCTTTGTAATGCCCATTGTTCATGAGTCATACCTGGAGGAAGTGATGCTCCATCTAAACCATGAAGAAATGTCGCATGATTTGCTGCACTTACTCTAACCATATCTTGAAATCTAAGATCATTCCTTAATTGTACTCTTTGTTCATCCGAAATCATTTGTGCCATAAGATTATATTTTATAGTGGTAATTCAAGTAAACTTGCTTCAAATGCTGTTTCTGCATCATAAACCATCAAATCATTTGCATCTGTTGTTACTCCCCCATGTGAGTAATATGTTAATCCTACACCAGCAACACCATCAGCTGTACCAAAGTGATTCCGGCATCCAAGATATATAGGATTACTAGCTAATGCTGCACCATCTTCTGCTTGTGTTATATTCTCAATAAATGCACCATTTTTATTTAATGCTACTGTTGTAGCACTTAAACGACCTACTTTATTTTTTCCAGCCGTTCTATATAGACCTGTAATTGATGGTGCAACTGCATTAACTGAATCACAATTCATACGTACATCTCCAGAAGCCATAGTATATCTAACACCAGACATATTTACACCCCAAGGATATGTAACACCAGTAATATCTGCCTTTAATCCCCAATGATGTGAGTTACTAGTTCTAGGATAAAAACCATAAAATCCTAATGCTCTAAATGTATTATAATATCCAGAAGCACCATTGAAAGCTACATGAGAATTTGGAACATGAGTAACTGTTCCTACTTTTACAATCTTTGATAGTGATCCCGGCCCCTTCATGTTATAGTAATTGAACGCTTCTGGTCCATCATGCCTAAAATTAAAATAACATTCTCTATTATCTATAAAATTATATACTAGATTATGACGTAACCTATACATCAAACCATTAATCTTTCTCAAAACATTTGCACTAGGTCTACCTATACCATCCACTATAGCTCTATTGCAAGAACTAACCATATTACTCGTATATTTTGGTTGTACTAAAATCATGCTCCGTAATTTGTAGCAAAACACCAAATATTACCTGCACTATCAGGAACAAACTCAAACATAAAGGGAGTAGCAGTTACACCAGAAATTGTTAGTATATTAGTTGCATTAGCCCAACGTCCTGTATACACCTCATTTATATCCATTACTACTGCTGCTGGCATTGTAATAGCTATAGTACCAGTTACACGTAATGTTAATCTTGCTCTAATTAGATTTGTAATATTAGCAAAAGCAATAGTAAAAGCAGCACTTGCTGTAGTAGTAAGATCAAAATTTCTCTGTCTATAACTAATACAGTCTAATGTTAATACACCACCAGATATTGCACAAGCTACACGTTGCTCATGTAATCCTAGTGCAAGAAGTTTTTCACCAGTTACTACAAGATGAGCACCAGTAGAACCGGATACTGTACCTGCTATAATCTCAGCTATAGTAGCTTCTTCATACATTCCTTTTGTAGTCTCATTTCCATCAGCTACAAGTATAAATGTATAAGCATAAGGTAACAAGTTCCATGCTGTAGTACCATCACCAATCTTTAATTTTAGAGTATCCTTTTCCATTGCAAACTCACCATCTGCTAGAATAGGATTACTAGCAGTCCATTGTGCTGCTGTCCCTCTTCTTACTTGTATGATTGTTGCCATAGATTAAGGATATTTTGCTATATAGTTTTCTATTGCTGACTTCATTACTCCTAGATTGATAGCATACTTCCCAAAAAAATGCATAGAATTAAATGCAGTAGTATTACAACCAACAACATCACCATTGCGAAGTTCTCCATGTATACCAAATGAAAGAATTTCGTCCATACTATTCGGGGCTACTGTTACAGCTACTCTTTGTGTCGTATTGTACCAACCCGATTGAACTGAACTAAGTCGCTTTGCAGCATAAATTCCAGTTGATCCTACTGCTTGTGTTCCTAAAGATATTGTAGAACAAGTAACCCTAATCTGCAAATTAGTAGAGACTGTTTGTGATCTTAAAATAAGTGCATTAGTACCCCCATTGGTATATGCTCCACCCATTGCTTGAACAGTACCAGGATCACTGTAAGCATAATAACCTATAGTGCAATCTTGCTCATAGACTGGTACATTCCAAATTGTACTAAGAAATTTAATATGACCTGTTCCTGATATTGATCGACAATATTTATAAGGAGTATGAACAACACCTATACCTGCAACATTGTAAGCACTTTGTCCAGCACCATCTATTATACCTGCCCAATTTAGATTTGAAACTTGAATATCATGACAAGCACTCATTTGTAGTAACCTAAATGTTGGATGTAAGCTACTTATTCCTAATGTTAGAGCATGACCTATTTTAATCTCCTTTATAAAATCATTATAATTTATTTGATCTATAGCAGAAGGCTTAACTGTCATCCTTAAAATAGTAGCTACAGTTTCAGGCTCCATACCTTTATGTATAATATTATGACGATGTATAAAACTCATGATGGATAGTTTCCTTCACCTGCTATTAATATGTATTTAGGACCACTTATCACATCAAAAGATATTTCAAACAGATCACCAGTACCTACTGCTATTAATGTCAATACTCTTGTAGTATTATTCCATCTTGATTCTGATCTCATAGATACTACATTACTAGGAAATGTAATAGCTACAGTTCCAGTTATAGGAATAACAAGATGTATAAATTGAGCATTAGTAATATTAGCAAAAGCAACTGTAAAACTAGTAGTCTGTGCAGTAGCAACTTCAAACTTTCGTTCATGTTGCAATGCCATATCTAGTGTTAAGATACCACCACTAACTACAGCAGCTATACGTTCTAATTGTCTAGCAACTTCAAAATATGGTAATGAGTTCCATGCTGTACTACCATTACCAGCTTTCATACGCTTAGTATCTGTCTCATAAGCAAACTCTCTTTCAGCTAATATAGGATTAACTGCTGTCCAATTTGCTGCATTATCACCACGTATTTGAATAATAACTGCCATAATTCTTAATTAAGGTGCTCCACCATCTACAACAGGTAGTGTATTATAAATACTATCAGCTACTCCACCATCAACATTACTAGTAGCTCCCCCTGCTGATCCTCCAAATAATAACACAACAACTACATCTGATAGACTTGCAAATACTGGTCCTGAAAAGCGCATATTTACTACTGATAAAGTCCACCAACCAGCATTATTCAATGGCATTGCAAGAAGTTTATATACTGCATTATTATCATCATTACTAGAAAGTTGTAATCTAATTTCATCACCACTAGCCATATCTTGAAGAGCTGCACCAATACTTGTACTTTCCATAGTAAGTTCATCAATATATATCTCACTAACTGTAGTAAAATTTGTAGTATTTAATTTTACCTTACCATCACCGGGATCAGTTTCTGCTGTACCTGTATCAAATAAGAAGTGCCCATTCTGTATAGATCCTCCACCACCACCACCAACAGCTAATGATATATCTTCCCAATAGTATACAGTAATTTCATATCCAGTTTCTAATCCAGGTGTAACAACTATACTCTGTCCTGATCTAATAAAATCTTCACCTTCTGCTTGTACATCACCATTAATATCTACAAAATTTAGATATAATATAGTGCCATTAGTAACAGTAAAAGTTGTCTGACCAGCACTAGCAGTAAATTTTTGCTTCTTGGGAATTGTAGATACAGCATCACCAGTAGGGTCAGCTAATGTATACTGTCCAAGAATCTGATTCCATACAACAGCAAATCCATTCTGTCCAGAAGTAGGAGCCTTAACAAGAGCATCTACAGGTTTTCCAGCAAGTCTATTATCTGTATATATCTTTTGAATATAATCATTGTCTAATACATTACCAGAATAATCATCACCACCTCTAAGTCCTCTTCTATTTACTCCAGCTTGATTATCTGTAATAATTAATCCACCACCAGCATTAATTACAAAGCTAGATAGTGCTGCACCACCAAGAAGTTCAACTGGATTTGTACCATTAAGTACAAGTTTAGCAGTACCAGCAATTAACTCTGCTTTAGTAGCTACATTTAATCCAAAATTCAGAAGTTTAGATGCTGTAGTTCCCAGATTTAGATTAAATGTACCAGCAGCAGGAACATCAGTATGTCTATCAAGTACTGTACCACCTAATTTGATAACACCAGACACATTCTCTACACCACTAGCAAATGTATTTGTATTAGCAGATGGTGCTAGAACATAATTTCCAGTATCATTATCCCATACAATAGAATAACCATCTTGTGGTGCTCCAGGAGTTGCTAAACTAGGATCAATAGGCTTACCACCTATTCTACCATCAGCATAACCTTTATTTATAAGATCTTTAACATCATTAATTAAAGCATCATATCCTGCTGGAACTCGAAGAGTACCTGTACCTTTAGGTACAAGATTAATGATAATATTAGGTGAAGTACCAATAGCTCTAAAGAATCTATCAGCACCAGCAGTAAGTGTTATGCCAAAATCAAAGTCACCACCTACAGCTAATTTACCTATAGCATCTACATCATTGTTTAATATTTGTTTATCAAAGGCCATGTTATATTAATATATAGCGATTTCCTGAGATTTCCCAACCATCACTAGTTAATGTAGCTTTAAGGTTTACATTACCACCACCTATATCTACAGCTAGTGTTACATCAACAGTACCAAGTGCTACAGGGAACATATCGTTCTCTGTAATGTTACCAAGAGAATCCCAAGCTCCCTGTATTCTACCAGTCTTGAGATTATTACCTTTCTTAATCTTATACTCCCACACAATAGCATCTCCCAGATTAGCAGGGAATGAATCTACTATTGTACCTACTCCTGTATTAAATACTCCACCAAATAAACTATATTCTGGTGTAGAAGGAGTTCCTGTAGTAAACATACCAAATGAACCATCTTTAAGGATAATATCTGGTGTACCAGTTGCAGCTTTAATTCTAACATCATATACATCTGCACCAAGTACAGAACGTATCCCCTGTAGAGAAAGGGTAGCAGGGACTTGTGACGCTGCTAAAACTATAGAACGTTTTAAGCCATCTAATGCTACATTATTCTTAAAGATCTGAAGTTCAAATGTACCACCAGCTATAGATGCAAGAGTAAGATTAGCATAAAGATTAAATTCACCTGCAACACTAGAAGTAATATTATCACTAGTATGGTCGGGAACCATTCCATTGTTAAAGTCACCATTAGTAACAAATTGAGTAAGTTTTGCAAAAGCAGTACTTGTTGCTTGTGTTCCAATACCAGTGTTAGTATAGATTTCCGCATAGTAAGAATCAGAAGTAGGGGCCGCAGTAGGAACACCCTGCAAATTAACATCCCATGTAGAGTATGTACCCGATCCAAACGCATAGGTTATTAATGCAGTCAACTGACCTGTAACTTGGTTATATCCCACTACTAACCCCTCCATTCTGTTTAGGGGATCACCACTTAAAGCTATAACAATCTTTTGTCCAGTAGTATAGGCTAATCCAGTACCAACAATCAAAGATTTAGAACCAGTACCTATAGTTAGAGTAGAGCTAGAGAATGTAGCCCATCTATCTCCATCACCTCTATACTTAGTCCATTTACCAGCAAAGTCAGCTTGTACAGGAGTGATTTCAGTAGTAGTTTGGATCATGGCAATCCAATTCTTATTAGGATTGAATACCATAGTAAATCCAGTACCTGCTGCATCATCAGCCCAAGCCATGTACAAGAAGGCATCTTGTCCATCAGCACCATCATTACCATCATTACCATCAGCACCTGGATTACCAGCAGGTCCAATCATTGATACGCCTGGAGGCCAAGCACCACTAGCTTTAGGGCCATGTACATACCAACCAGTAGTATCTATTGCAACATCTCCATCACTGCCAAGAGCATTATCAGGAGTGCCATCAGTACAAATAATACCATTACCATCAGCTCCGTCTTCTCCCTTTGCTCCATCTTCTCCTATATATTTCATCCACAATCCAGCAAACATACTGGAAGGTGGATTATTAGATTGATCTATATCTGTAGTTACAAAACCTACATACTTCCTATTTTGTGTAGGAGTAGGTGAGAAATTAGAACCTGCTGTATCACTAGCATATCTTACATAGAAGTAGTAGTTCTTACCATCTACACCCGGTAACCCTTGTATACCATCAGTACCTATATATCTAACCCATAATCCTGCAAAGGTAGCAGGATTAATAGGAATAGGATTAGTAGAAGTTTTAAAGGCTATGTATGGTCTTAATTGAGAAGGAGTGGTAGACATACCAGTTCCTAAAGCATCTGTAGCAAATACAACAGCGTTATAACAAGACACACCATTAGACCCAGGAGCACCAGAAGTACCTTCACCTGCAATACTTAATTTAGTAACATGTCTAGAAATAAGAAAAGGAGCTACTGGGTAGTCCTTGATCCCACTTAGTGATTCTAAGCAGGCTAACATTTTATTTATATCGGAATCTGGAACTCCTACTATTCTATATATCTCATTGTCTACAACTTCCGCGTTCTCTACTATAGAGAATAGTAGGTTATCTATATTTATTGCTCTTTTCCAAAGCGCATCTAGGGCTTTAGTTCCAGTAAAGCCTTCCTCTGATCTCTTAGCAATATCATACGTTAACTCACCTAGCTTAATATAACTTTGATATATTATGCTATTTATGTTTCTATTTAACATTTAGGACACATGTTTTCAAGTAACCTAATATTAGCTTCTGCTTTAGAATGCTCTTGATTATCAGATAGTGCATAAGCACCATCTAGCATCACTTTCTTCTTGAAATACTTCATCATCCTTGTCATATCCTCACATCCACATCCTAGAGCAATAAGCTCATCTTTCACACACTTCTTAGATCTACAAGCAAATAGATCATGCCACGGATAGACAATAATCTTGTCATTCTCTCTAATCTCATCAACTGCAAACTCTGTGATCTCTTCCCATGAAAGAAGACCATCTACACCATCAGGGGGAACACCAAGAGAAGGACCAATAGCTTTATAAAACTTATCTGTACCATTATAGTACACTAGATGAGCATAAACAGCAATCTCATCATTAGCATCTAGCTGTTCTGGTTCATATCCAAATGCTGGACTATATACAGGAAACCGTAGGACTTCATAAAGATAATGACCGTCCTTTGTGTTATTAATATCGTATTCGAGTTTTGTTAGATACGGTTTAGAATCAACCGTGAGGAAATTTTCAGTACCATCTTGGAGAACGTGAGCTGCTAATAGTACGTGTCCACCAGCAGTTCTTTCTACTTCAGGAGCACCCCAATTAGTCTTATCTTGAAATTTATGTACAGAACATTCTGCTGTATAAATAATACAGAAATCTGGTTCTAGGGCCATAGCACAGTTATTTAAATGTAAGTAAATTAAGGGGAGCTACCAACTCCCCTTAGATCAACCACTAAACTTCCAATCTACTATACTTAGGAGACTCTTAGATAACCTAAGCAGAGACAGAAGGGAATGTCGCACCAAATAACTGTTGCATTATGTCTTCAAAATCTGATTGAGCAAATGTAGCAGTATCTGCCACATTCTCAACAAATGCTAACGTTAGATAATTAATAACTTTGAATACAGAGCCTTGTTGACCAGTAGGATGATTAGCATTCTGAATAGTCAGAATATACAGATCATAATTACCAGATGCTCTAATAGGATCAAGATCCATGTAACGATTAATCTGGTCATGGCTACCTTTCTTAGGTCTTGCTTCCAATTCCATTTCAGCTACTTGAGCTTGAGTACCATTACCAAGTAAAGCTGAAGTAACAATCTTTTGTGTAGCATTGGCAAGTAAACCACTAGCTGAAAAATCAAGATTCCGTCCCACTTGATCGTCAGTAAGTTCAATGCCATAAGCAGTTGCTGCACCTGTAATATCTACTGTACTAGCATTTGCGATAGTACCAGTAGGCCCCTGATAAGGTCTATCAAGAACAAGGGTAGTACCAGAAGTACCAGCTTGAGTGACATACACATCACCATTAAGCGAAATAACATCACCAGCAGTAACACCGTGAGCAGCAGAGGTAGTAAGAGTAGTAGCACCATTAACAGCAGCAACCGTAGCGGTAGTAGTAAAAGCAGCACCAGTTCCATTTCCCAAAATTCTGGCTTTGGCTTTATCAACTGGAATAACTCCATCAGGTTGAGTGTTTAATGCAGCAATCCATTTTCTTGCAAGAGTGTATGCTGTATCACCAATAGCAGCAGCTACAGATACAGTCTTAGTGATATAAGGACTTCTATATCCAGAGACTACACTATTTCTATCAATCATCTTAATAGTGAAGTCTTCACCTCCTACAATAGTAGCAGGAAGATTGAAGTTGGAACCAGCAGTTCCATTATAACCAACAGCCTGAACTCCAAGAACAGGAGCAGTATATTTCTTACCAACAGCAGCTTTAAGACCATTTCCTCCAAGAGTAGTTTTGTCAATATAATTAGAAAGTTGGTTGTTACCACTAGCAACACCAAAACCAATACAAATCTGATCACCCACAAAAGTTGCCATAGGTACTACACCAGCAGATTCTGAACCACCATCAGTAATAAGCACATGCTTATTAAGATTGGTAGCACCTGCTCTATGAATACCATAAATACCAATAGCACCATCCCGGAGGTCTGCGGGATTAAGAGCTGTATTAACTGTGTTACCAGTCTTGCTGGCAGCATATAATAAATCTTTCGCTACAAAAACTTTTCTATTGTGCATAGTTTAATTAAATTGTTAAGTTGTTTCTCTTTGACTATTAACTATTTTTTGTTGATTTGTTTCTATAAGTTCCATGATCTTTGTACTAGTCATATTCACTATCAAGTAATGTAGTGAATCATCTAGGTTACAGTGTACTGAAGTAGCAGGATCATAATCACCAGTTGTTGGATCATATCCAAACTTTACTTTAGCAGGTTGTTTAAGATAGTTCATAACTACCTGTGTAATAGTAAAACCATCTTCATAAAGACCTAATACTCCATTATTAATTTCACCTAATGGTGAGTCTCTTCCTGTCTTATGAAAAGGATGATTCTTTACATCATACTGTAACTGTCCTACTCTTACATCTACATTCTTAGTGTGAGTAACCTCTTTGTTATTCTCCCAACACTTATAAGTAATAGTAACAGTACTCTTTATATGATGATAGTAATCATCTGGAAATCGTACAAACTTATCGTTATTAAATGATTCTATTGTAGGTACTACTGTCTTACGTAAGAATCTTAGATTATCTAAGGTAACCTGATTACTATCGTATTCTTGTTTATCATCTACCTTCACAGTCCTACCAAAGTGTCTATCCAGTATACCTTCCACTAGAAAATAGATCTGTCTATTAATCTGTAGATCTAGTTCTTCCGGTGCAAAGTCTTTATATGCAGCCATACCCATTTTCTGAACATCTTGTTCAATGAGTCGATGCATATCCTGGATAGTGAGTAACACTACTTGGTATATTTAGATATTGCTTCCAGTAAGATTATCTTATCATAACTATTAGCAGGATCATCAAGCCAGAGGCAAGCTTCATTAAGAGTTCTTCCCATACCTTTACCGTTATAGAAGTAAGTTCCACTCTCTTCTACAATCTTCTTAAAGGTTACACCTTTCTTAATAATAGACTTGTTCTCAAGATACCTATCATCTAGGATAGCTTTAAATGCTCCTAAGTTTCTATTCTTTACCTTCTCTAGTTCTACTTGTTTCTGTATATCAGTCCAGTTGTATACAGATACACCTAGACCTTTATCTCCACCTATAGTTTCAAGAATGTGATCAATCTTAGCTTTCTCACTTTCAATAGTCTTAGATTCATCAACAAGTTTAAAGAATAGTCTATCAACTTGCATTCTAAGTGAGAATGTTTGTTCTTCCCTAAGAGCATCTGCTGAAGTATCAATTATCTTAAACGTATAAGTAATCATATTATCAGCATCTTCGGGAGCTACCATTGCATTCTCCTTAGCGAAGTTATACTTGATATAATCTGTTACATTAATAGGTTCACCAGTCCAACCAATCTGTGCATTCCCTTTTAGACGAAAACCTGTCTCAAGTGTAACACCACCTTCAACAGGAACTGCATATGCAAAGTTTGCCCAATATTCATATACTCTTGTAACCCAATCATCGTGAGAAGGCTTCAGAGCAATTATATTAGGGAGATATAATTGCTCCTCTGCATGATTCAATCCACGAATAATATCTTTAGTACCAGCTTTCCAAGTACTTGAAACTTTCTTAATTACTTCATTCCTAATCTGTTTAGCTTTAGGATCTTTAGGTAGCATATTAAACTTAGGAATAATTTCTACTCTAACTTTCCTTGATCCTATTCTCACTTCTCTTTCTCCTGCTTCATAATAAACCACCTTTGGTTTTTCTGGTACAGTAGGAGCAGGTATCTTCTTTTCTTCTAATACTTTACTAGGACCATCTACAACTTGAGTTATAGGCCCATTAAGAGTTGGACCTTTTAGATTAGGTAGTCCTACTGTTGGTTGTTTTGTATTGGAAGGGGGTGATTGCACCCCCTCCTTTACAACTTCTGTTACTTCGTTCATTTGGTAGAGTTTATGTGGTTGATTAATTACTAACTAATAGTACAGAACAACTTGAAGCAGTTGGTAGGCTTCATGATCTGGACACCTTGAGTCTTCATCCATTCTACAGAGGAAGCATCAATATCAGAAGATACGTATAAAGTATCGTTATAACCATCGGGTAGAGGAGCCATACCAGCAACAACTTTGTTGATTTCTCCACGACCTTCTTCAGACACATATTGTATATTCTTAACACCATCATATGTTGACATATCAAGACAATACATGTTGTAAGATTCAAGAGGTTTTCCATCTACAGGGTGGCTTGAAGTTCCATCGGCTTTCTGAATGTCAGCCATCACACCATTGTCCATGATAGGGAGTTTCTTGAAATTAACGGTATGTCCATCAGGGTGACGATACGTATTGAAGTACGCACCATACATGAGAGAAGTACTATTAGTAGCACCACCAATCATCTTATCACCAAGAGCAATAAAGCCAGCAGAGGATACTTTCATAGCCCTATCAGCTTCACGCATACCACCAGTTCCAGTGTAAATATCTACATTCACTACATCTGCATCACCAGCATTAAAGAAAATGTCAGTGATTAGATTCTCAATCTTAGCAGTTGTAAGAGTAGAATAAGTATCTTCATTTGGAATTTGCTGTACAACACCAGCACCAGAAGGAACAACTTCACCAGAATCTTCGTCTACATTGTGGATAACTCCATTCTCATCCTTGTTGTAGGTGGAGTACCACAGATCGGATTCACATTTTTCTTTGAACTCAAGTGAGCGATAGTACATCTCCCACTGTGTCCAGTATTTGAATGTCTTACCAGATACCTTAATCTCAAGAACCATGATCTTGTTCTTGATATTACCAGCGATTTTGTAAGTATCCCGAACCAAAGAAAGTTGATTCTGAGTAGCGAAAGGAGTCATGCTCCTAGATTCCACACCTCTTGATCTTTCAAGAGAAACTTTAGCAACACCTCTTGCCCACACACTATTAGCAGTAACGTCAATTGCAGGGATGTATGCATCGAAGTTAGCTGTCATAATAGCTAGTGTATACTTCCAACCTTCTGTTACAGGTTCAGGATCACCTTGTACACGACACTCAATCCTTGAAGGAGAATACAGAGTTAAGCTCTTGTGGAACCATCTGTCTGCAAAAATTACATCAAATTTTGTGTGTCCTCTACCGGGTCTATCCGTAGAAGCATAGCTAGAAACAGCTACCGTGGAAGTTTTCTTAGGTCTTCCTATAACCTGCATCTTGTATGAAAGATCAGTAGACTTAACTGTTCTAGTGCTACCCATACCTTCAGTAATGAATGATAAGGGAAAATTTCTGCTGCCCCACGTAGCAGAGGAACCGTAAGCATGTGTTACCACAGGTGCTAACCAGTCGCTTTGAGTTAACATCGCCTTTGAAATATGATTAGCGGAACTAAATTCCTTATCATTAAAAAGCGCAGGATATAACTCTAGGGCTTCTATGTGTGTTGCCATTCTCTAATTGTTTAATTTATGTTTTGAAAGTTAGGTTCAAATTATTCAGATCCTTTGTATCCAGAGTTGGATGTTCTATTTGTGTTGCTCCCCTAGTTCTACCTCCATTACGGGAGTTGTTCTGCTCATTCTTACTCTTAAAGACAAACTGTTTGCTTTGTTGTGGAGCTTTAGGTGTACCAACACCTTTAAAGTCTTTGAGGATTATATAGTCGATGAATAAACGTTGAGCAAGAGTAAGTCTTTCTCTCTTATAATCCATAAGAGTCTTACCTTGTCCATCAGTCTGAAATACTGCATCTCTAAATAACTTGAGATCAGCTACAGGAATAGAAAGACCACCAAAGTCATTCTTCTCAAACATTTGAATAGCTATCTTTGCTGTCTCTTGTTTCTCTCTTTCTTCTTCTTGGATAGCTTCCTCTTCTTCCTTCATCATTTGATTGATAGCAGCCTCATGTCTAACCTTGAGATAAGTCTTAGCTTTATTTGCTCTCTCAAAGAGCTTACCAGCACTCTCTGTTAGATCAACAAAAGATTCTGCTTCTTCAAGATCCATACCTTTAGATTGTAGTTCCAATCTAATCATGGCTCTCTGATTCTCATGAAGTTGTTTAACTATAGGTTCAGTAGCATCAGCATTAGGTTCTCTAATATCAATACTTTCAAATGCAGGTTTCTGATTTCTAGCAAGGAAGGTTTCTAATCCTCTACCCATACTAACATGCTCATAGAACTCTGCCATGTATGGAATACTAGCAAAGTGATCTTGTAGCAGTTTTTCTGCTACCATTGGTGCTACATTATCAACTAAATGAGCTATACCTTCTGGTGAATTATCATATTGCTGTTCTGCTAAGTCTAGAGAATACTTCTCCATCATATAAGACTTGGTAGCATCTACAGGAGTAAGTTCTTGCTCAACATGCTTTGCAATATAAGCTTTCTCTTCATCAGTATAGGTACTCTCATCCTTAGTAGCAAGAGCATCTAACTTAGCTTGAATTTGTTCATCTGTTTCTTGAGGCTCCGTAGCTGGAGGTGTGGTAGGAGGTGTAGTACCGGGAGGTGTAGTCTGTTGTTGCTGTCTCCTTTGAATCTCTGCTTCTGCTGCTGCTAACTTTTGCTCTGGTGTTAAATCTTGCCCTGTTTGTTGTGGATTAAGAGATATGACAGGCTTATTACCTCCCATATCTTCAGGCATCTTATCGCCTAGTGAACCGAAACTTAATTGAGGGTCTGGTGATCTTAGTGGTTGATAATACATATTATTTAATTTAGTGGTTGAAACTTATAATTCCTAAACTCTTATTCTTATGAAACAAAAAGTCAATGTATCAATTATCTTTACTTCTCTCCTACAACTTTGTTCTTCAGTGCTACTCTATTATTATCTTTGTTCATTCTTTCTTTAGACTCTATTTCCTTATTCTTCATCTTTTCTTTAGAGGCTAATTCTCTAATCTTAGTAGCATTCTTAGTAAGTTCAATGAATCCTTTCTCCATGTTCTCTCTTGTGTCAGCATAAGCTTGTGTCTTAGTCTCACCTTTAGCTTCCATAGCCATAAGGTCTTTAGCCTGTTGCATACCTGCTTCAATCAAAGCTACCTGTATATCGGTAGCTGACCTTAATTCAGAATCATCACGCTTAAACTGCATCTCTTCATCAGCTATAGCTTTTTGGCTCTCTATCTGTTGTTGCTGTAGTTGTTGATCTTGTGCTTTCTGTGCATCCATCTTCATTTGTAATGCATCCATGATCTTATGAATCTCTCCATAATTTTCAGCTTCTATAAGTTCAGATATAGCTTTAGGATCAACTGCATTCTGTGCAAATGGTAGCATTTGACTTCTTAGTAATTCCATCTTGGCTAGTTCCCTTCTACCGTTCTTAACAAAGACACCTAACTGTGTATTAAGAAATGTTTCGGGATTATGTAGATCAAGGAAGGCTCTTGTACCATCCTGTTTAATAAAGTTAGCCTGTATACCATCAGAGAAAGCAAACTTGCTTAGTTCCAACATTCCTTCATACTCTTCTCTCTCAAATTCCTCATACTCAAGGAACATCTCCTCACTCATTACATAGCTTCTATCCTGTGCCTCTTGTGTTACACCAAGACCAGCAGAAGCATTAACTTCACCTTTACGTTGAGGATTAATACCACAAGACTCATCCCATTCTTGCTTAACCATTACCACCAGATTGTATGCCTGGATAACGTGTTGTAGGGAGCTAACGTTTATATCCCTCATGGCTTGGATCATCACATTAGCATTAGGTCTTGTATCATCAAAGAATAGAAAGCTAAATGATCTAGCGTAATACATCAGGGTATCTTCATCCCATCCTTCTTTCTTGGGTATCAATCCTAGCGGGAACAGAACTAAGTGATCTAAGTTCTTAGCAAGAGTTAACTCTGCTCTATACTTAATGATATTAACAGTCTTTTGATAAGCAGCACCTCTACGAACGAGAGGCTTGGGCTTTACATGCCTTGTATGCATGTTCCTACCATTGTATAGAAGATCAGCTCTCTTATCATTCTGTACAGGAACTACTTGAGCACCTAACCAATACCTATCCCCAATCTTATAGTTCTCCCAGATTTCATCGTGCCATCTCCATTCTATATACTCTCCGGGTCTTTCTTTAAAGTCATCACTAACCTCAATCTTTTCTATTTCACCAAACATATCAGGGATATATAAGCATCCTCTCTTAGTCATAGATCTCCACTGTATATGCTCTACATCCATGCCATTAGCATAGTCTTCTTTACTAGCATGGCCGAATAGATTGAATGAAAGTTCTCTACGTGCATGATCTACATCAGTACTACCAATGGTATAACCCATCTTAGAATGTAGATTAGTATCTCT